AAATCGGATTGTACCAAATAATCAATATCATCTATAATATTAATTTTATAATTATTTTTTATAGCTAAAAAAGAGCCATAATAATCCAGTCCATGAATAAAATTATGGGTATGTAACACTTGACTTGTTAAAAATGAAAAAAACCCATCAATGTAAGAAGAATTGTTAGTATCTTCTATTTTAGGATGAACTGTTTTTGTTTTATCAATTGAAGGCAAATTAAATAAAGCGGGATCTGTATAATTATATTTACCTACCAAATACTTGAATGGATCTAACAAAGGAGCCATTTTTATAAATACCTTTTGGCTTATAGTCATATCTTCGTCATCATTTATGTTTTTCAATTTACAAGAATAAATATGCGTAGCCTCGGTATTTCCGTCTTTATTTTTAATATCCTTAATGTCTGAAATATTCCACATGTGATTTAAATTAATAGAATTGTAATTGGTATTATTTAATGAAAAAAAACGTTCATAAATAGGTACGTAATTCTGTACATTAGATAAGGAAATGTTAGTATTAGATTGAAATTTGTTGAAAAGATTGATGTTCTTTCTTTTTTGATAATTCACCTTGATTGCCATTAGCTAATAAAAATAAAATTATAAGTTATATTTAACTTATTATAATTAAAATATCTATTAACTAACAAAATGTATAAACGCCTAAATGATTTATTTAGTATTATTCATTATTTGTTAGTTTGCGTAAATAAAAATCTTTTTTTTAAATATATTATAATAATAAATGAATTTAGAGCTAAAACGTTTTGATATGAAATCCATCAGTTTTAAGCCTAATGAATCAAAAGGTCCTGTTGTGGTTTTAATTGGTCGTCGTGACACTGGTAAATCATTTTTGGTAAGAGATTTATTATATTATCATCAAGATATTCCAATTGGTACTGTTATTTCTGGAACAGAAGAAGGAAACGGTTTTTATGGCAAGTTGGTGCCAAAATTGTTCATACACAATGAATATAACACTGCTATTATCGAGAACATTTTGAAGCGACAGCGACAAGTTTTGAAACAGATTAAGAAAGAAATGGAGCAATTTAAAAGATCTACTATCGACCCTCGAACTTTTGTTATCTTAGATGACTGCTTATATGATAACACTTGGGCGCGCGACAAGATGATGAGACTACTTTTCATGAATGGTCGGCACTGGAAGGTAATGCTAATAATTACAATGCAATACCCTCTAGGAATTCCACCAACACTAAGAACAAATATAGATTACGTGTTTATTTTAAGAGAGCCATATATAGCTAACAGGAAGCGAATATATGAAAATTATGCCGGCATGTTCCCCACATTGGAATCATTTTGCCAGGTAATGGACCAATGCACTGAGAATTATGAGTGCTTAGTAATCAATAACAATGCCAAATCAAATAAGCTACAAGATCAGGTCTTCTGGTACAAGGCAGACGCACATAATGACTTCAGATTAGGGTCAAAAGAGTTCTGGGAGCTATCTAAACAGATAAATGATGATGACGAAGAGGAGCAATATGACCCCAATAACGTGAAGAAACGCGGTGCGGGACCCAAAATTGCGGTAAAAAAAAGCAAATGGTAAACTTGCTTTACAAAATTGTAAAAGCGTTTTTAATTAAATATTAAATAACACAGCATTAATTTCTCTTAATACATTTGATAAATCAAAGCCCTTTTCATTAGGATTATATCTTATTATTTTATTGCCCAATGACATAATATACATTTCTCTTATTTTTTCATTTTCGGGGTCACGGTCATCGTGATTATTTTCATCACATTCAATAACTAATTTATAGTCAACAAAATATAAATCTGCTCTATATTTACCTATAGTAAATTGGCGTTTGACATTTAATATATTACTATATGCGTTTGAAATAAAGCCAATTGTTTGATTTTCAATACACATTCCAATATTTATTTGTTTTACACATTCACTTATATCTACAATATATCTATTTCTTAAATTGAAGGAATTTTTTAATATTTTAAACGCATCTTCTGTAAGAAGATAAGTTATTTTATTATGACCACCGTGTTGATTAATTAGTTTAATTTTATTTCGTTCAATAATATAATGAATATTTTCTTTGTAATTTTTAGTTAAATGTTGGACTAAATGAATTTTTTGACTTGCTAAATGTAATAAATCTTCTAAATTTCTTACGAATTCACACATTGTTTATATAATACATTAACTATATTATGATAATTAAATTCAATTTTAAATATCATATGTAAATATTTTTATTTAATATTTATTCATCCTTCTCCTTCATTGAAAAAGGTCCACTAACAAGCTCAGAACGTCCATAATCAGTCTTACCTACAACAATATTCTCGCCATCAAATAGCTCCGAACGAATATCCGCAACAGAGATGGTATCTGAACCTTCAGTTGTTAGAGCCTTCTCTTGACTGGTCGCACTAACACCAATCAAATTGCCTTCCTGGTCAATATCTTGCGTCAAAACGTTGCCATGTTTATCCGCGTTCTTCTTGTTATCATCAATGGCTTTCTGCTTAGTCTCCTTGAGACGCGATTCAAACGCATTTTTGGCAGCAGATTCGTTCTTTTGCTTCTCCTGGGCAAGCTGATTGAGTTCCTCCTCCATGTACTCAACGCGACCGGTCTTGTAAGCTTCCGGATCCCAAGGCAACCAAGTACCAACAGGGCCAACAAATACGTCAAAACTAGGATCCACTTCTCGGATCAATTTGGCACGCAATTCAGCTTCCTCTTGAGACGCAAAATGACCGCGAGCCTTAAAGCCACGTACCGAAGTTTGAAAATTATGCTTGATATTAAATTGCTTTTCTAGTTCATCCTCTTCCTTATCCATGAAGGTCTTGTAGTCATCTTCAATAGAAGAAGAAATAATATTGTCACGCTCTTCCTTCACAAATCCTTCATAATCCTTCATAACATCCTCAAAAGATAACTTATATTTATAAGACATAAAATTAATAAATTGATGAAATTTTTCCATAGATTTAGAAAATTCCCATCTCTTTAGGAATTCTTCAAAAAAGTACATTTCTTTTTGCTTCAAGATTTTCTCAGGAGTAATAAAAGAAAAACAACCAAATGTTTGACCCGCGATAGGCTTGTCTACTTCAAGCAAGTCAACATATTTAGGATTAGATGAACCATCTTTAGATAACTTACGTTCAAATGCCAACTTTTTGGCGATATTAGATTTAGATTTTCCGCTCATTATATATTAATTAATTTAGTTCGTTTTAAGTATTAATTAATTAAATTATTATTTCTTTTAATAATTATTAATTATTTATTTTCTTATATTTTATATATAGGATGTTTAATACAAACGAACTTATTAAGCGAATTATCAAGTATATCGTTGAAGGCGTTATGATTGCAGTTGCGGCATATGTTATTCCTAAGAAATCTTTAAATTTAGAAGAAATTGGTTGCTTAGCTTTAACCGCTGCGGCCACTTTTGCTATTTTGGATACATATATTCCTAGCATGGGTGTGAGTGCTCGTTCTGGAGCTGGGTTCGGATTGGGAGCAAATTTAGTTGGATTTCCCGGTGGACTTTAAATCCACCTTTCAAAAGGTGGAGCCAAACTAACATAATATAAATAATATAAATACAATTAGATATCTATATTATTGATGCATTGGGTATATATACTAAAATGTCAAAATGACCATTATTACATAGGAGAAACTACAAGATTATATAGAAGATTTTGGGAACATAACTCAGGAAAAGGTGGTGTAAATACATATACATATACACCAGAAACTGTTGTAGCAATTTATAAAGTAAATATGTTAGGTATGTTTTTTGAATATGATTATTTAATTGATGGTGCTATAGAAGGTGGATGTGATTATAAACCATATAAATTAAAAAAATTTGATGATAAACTTGATGATTATGATTATAATGGAAGAGATGTAGAAAATAATATTACAGAATGTTTAATGATACATAATAAAGAAACATGGAATAAAATAAGAGGAGGTAAATATACACATTTTAATGTTACATATAAATTTCCCATTAATGATAATATACAAAATTTACCAATATGTAAATGTGGATTACCTTGTGATGTTAAAAAAAATCAAGAAAAAAATTATTTATTTTTTAGATGTGCTAAAAAAAATATGTGGGAAGAATTTAAAGAACAATTTGATATAGATGAAGAACCTTGTAATTTTTATATGGAATATTCAAGAGATAAACCATTTAAATTAGAAGAAACTAAAAAGTTTGAAGATAGAAAGAGAATTCTAAAAGAATTGTTTAAAAAATCATTTTGGTTAAAAAATATACCTGAATGTGATAATACTGAACCAGATGTTTGTATAGGTTGTTGTAATAAAGGCTATGATTATACTAAAGTAACATATAGTTATAAAGAACGCAATTTGTGTTTTGATTGTTTTATTGATAAAAATGAC